TGAACGAAGCGATGCTGATAATCTTACACAACCAAGAGTAGAACTAAACAACAAGGCATGTTATGCTCTTATAAATGGCAATGAGATTGAATTTGGTACCTATCACAGACTTGCTGGTGTGAGTACCGATCTCTCAGTGCAAGCAAGTGCAACCACAATCTTTACTGTTAATACTGCAAATGCAACTGCTTTTAATGTTAACTATCAGATGAAAGAATCATCAACAAACGTAGTGCGTTTTGGTACCCTTAGAGTTGTAGGGCAAGACACAGATGACAGTGCTGGAACACTTGCCTATGTTGATGATTATAGTGAAGACAATCCGAATAACTTTGTATTAAGTGCAGTGCAAAGCGGTTCAACAATTAGTGTTCAATATACCAGCACAATTGCAAATACTTTTCAATACTCTCTCGAACATTTTAGTATTTAGAACATGTGGCAGAGCCATACTGACAAGAGATTAGCCTCTTGGGTTAATCTACGTAACTCATGCAAAGAAAACAACGACCTTGACAAGGTGATAATTACCATACACGATTGGTGGCAACAAGCACCAATGGTGTTGCGATATTTACATACTGATTTAATCAAAGAATGGCCCGATCTTTGGGAATTGATTGCCAAAAATACATACTGTTCACTTGCAAAGTGTTTAGGAATGTGTTATACTATCTGTATGTTAGATAGACAAGACATAAGCAGTCTTTGTATATCTGAGATTGATAATAATGACTATATAGTCCAAGTGAACAATGGATTATATGTGTTGAATTGGAACGTTGATGAAATAGTAAATATCACACTGTTAGAAAATCACAAATTCACTAAAAACATAGACTCTGCTATGTTTGTACACACGATTCGATAGAAAGGCCCCCAAATGACAATCCAAGTTACCAAACGAGACGGAAGTAAAGAAGCATTAGATATTGATAAACTACACAAAGTGGTTTGGTGGGCAACACAAAACATAACAGGCGTAAGTGCAAGTCAAGTAGAAATAAGCAGTAACGTACAATTTTATGATGGTATAACCAGTACAGATATACAAGAAACACTTATCAAAAGTGCTGCAGATCTCATATCAGAAGAAACTCCTAACTACCAATTTGTAGCAGGTAGACTTATAAGTTATCATATAAACAAAATGGTGTATGGTGAATTCAAACCATGGCATGTTTACAAATTGGTTAAAGAAAATGTACAAAGAGGATTTTATGATCCAGAACTACTCACAGAATACACCGAAGAAGAATGGAACACTATCAACGGATGGATAAAGCACGATCGTGACGAACAACTTACCTATGCGGCCATGGAACAATTTAGAGGCAAGTATCTTGTACAAAACAGAGTAACAAAAACATTGTATGAAACACCACAGATGTGTTACATGCTCATCGCTGTTACTCTGTTTCAAGACTATGATCGAAAAACTAGATTACGTTGGGTAAAAGATTACTATGATGCTATATCAACACATCAAATAAGTCTACCAACTCCTGTAATGGCAGGTGTACGTACACCGCAGAGACAGTTCTCAAGTTGTGTGCTTATTGAAACTGATGACAGTTTGGACAGTATCAATGCAACTGCAAGTTCGATTGTTAAGTATGTTTCGCAAAAAGCAGGCATTGGTATTAACGGTGGACGTATAAGAGCATTAGGGTCACCTATAAGAAACGGTGATGCTTATCATACAGGTGTTGTTCCATTTTACAAAATGTTTCAAGCCGCCACACGTAGTTGTTCACAAGGCGGAGTACGTAACGGAGCGGCAACACTTTATTATCCTCTATGGCATTTAGAAGTTGAAGACTTACTAGTACTTAAGAACAACAAAGGTACAGAAGACAACAGAGTTAGACACATGGATTATGGTGTACAGTTTAACAAACTGATGTATGAACGATTAATGTCAGGTGGAGACATTACACTGTTCTCTCCTAACGATGTTCCTGGATTATATGATGCTTTCTTTCAAGATCAAGAAAAGTTTAAAGCATTGTATGAAGCTGCAGAACGAAAAACAAGTATACGTAAGAAGAAAATTAGTGCTATAGAACTGTTTAGTGCATTTATGCAAGAAAGAAAAGACACAGGTAGAATATACTTACAGAATGTTGATCATGCAAACGAACACAGTAGTTTTAAAACTGACGTTGCACCAATCAAGCAGAGCAACTTATGTTGTGAAATTGACTTGCCCACAAAAGCATTGAATGATGTTAACGATCCCGAAGGTGAAATAGCATTGTGTACATTGAGTGCTATCAATTGGGGCAGTTTTACAAATCCAGAAGACATGCAAAAGGCATGTACACTTGCAGTACGCGGACTTGATGCACTGTTAAGTTATCAAAACTATCCAATCATTGCCGCACAGATGGCAACAGAAGGTAGACGTCCACTTGGTGTTGGTATTATTAATCTTGCATACTTTTTAGCAAAAAACGAAACCAGTTATTCAGATCCAGATTCACTCAAACTTGTTGACACTTGGGCACAACACTGGAGTTATTACTTGATTAAAGCCAGTGCTGATCTTGCAGTTGAGCTTGGAGCATGTCCAAAGAACAACGAAACAAAGTACGCAGATGGTATACTGCCAGTTGATACCTACAAAAAAGACGTTGATGAACTAGTAGTACACGTGGATGCAGTTGACTGGACAGGTTTGAGAACACAACTTCGAGAAACAGGAATACGTAATTCAACACTGATGGCACTTATGCCAGCAGAAACATCTGCACAGATTAGTAACAGTACAAATGGTATTGAACCACCAAGAGCATTTGTTAGCATCAAGCAATCAAAAGATGGTGTACTAAAACAGGTAGTTCCAGGGTATGCACGATACAAAAACAAATACGAACTACTATGGGATCAAAAGTCTCCTGAAGGTTACCTTAAAATTATGGCAGTACTACAGAAGTATATAGATCAAGGAATAAGTGTCAACACCAGTTACAATCCTCAACACTTTGAAGATGAAAAGATTCCAATGAGTACCATGTTACAACATTTATTATTATGCTATAAATATGGACACAAACAACTCTATTACTTCAACACATTTGACGGCGCAGGAGAAATAGACATCGACAAAATGAACGAAACACAACAACAAGATATAACTATCGAAGAGCCTATGTACGAAGAAGCCTGCGATAGTTGCACTATATAGGAACCACAATGAGTGTATTAAATACAGCCAACAGAGACCATACGACCAGTCTTGCATTTTTAGATCCAGCCGGCGGAGTTGGTATACAACGTTATGATACTCTAAAGTATCGTCAATTTGATAAACTCACTGATAAACAGTTGGGTTTTTTCTGGAGACCAGAAGAGGTAGATGTACTTCGTGATGCAAAAGATTTTAAAGAGCTTACTGAAAACGAAAAACATATTTTCACAAGTAACTTAAAAAGACAAATACTATTAGACAGTGTACAAGGTAGAGCACCAATTGAAGCATTTGGTCCTATTGTTAGTTTGCCTGAGCTAGAAAATTGGATAATTACTTGGACATTTTCAGAAACCATACATTCTAAAAGTTATACACACATTATACGAAACGTATATTCTAATCCAAGTAAAATTTTTGATGAAATGATGGATATACAGGAAATCATTGAATGTGGTGAAGATATTACTGCATACTATGATGACTTGGTAGAAAGTTGTAGTTACTACAACCTACTTGGTGAAGGTACTCACACTGTAAATAGAAAAAAGGTTGTAGTTGATTTATATGAACTCAAGAAAAAACTTTGGATTTGTTTGGCCAGTGTAAATATACTTGAAGGTGTTAGATTTTATGTGAGCTTTGCTTGTAGTTGGGCATTTGCAGAATTAAAGAAAATGGAAGGCAATGCTAAAATTATAAAATTTATTGCACGTGATGAAAACGTACACTTGGCAAGTACACAACAACTACTTAAATTGTTACCAAAAGACGATGCTGATTTTGTTAAAATACAAAAAGAGTGCGAGCCAATTGTAATTAAGATGTTTGAAGACGCAGTTGATCAAGAATGTGCATGGGCTGATTATCTGTTTCGAGACGGTTCAATGATTGGACTTAATGCACAGTTACTTAAAGAATATGTACAATGGATTGCACACAAACGCATGACTGCGGTAGGAGTACCGAGCAGTTATAAAGGAGCAAGCAATCCATTACCGTGGACGCAAAAATGGATTGCTGGCGGCGATGTACAAGTAGCTCCACAAGAGACAGAAATTACAAGTTATGTCAACGGTGGAACAAAACAAGACGTAGATAATAATACATTTAAAGGATTTAGTTTATGAGTGTGACTGTATATACAAAAGACCTATGCGGATATTGCGATGCGGCTAAAAGTCTTCTAAAAAAAATGAATGTTAGATTTGAGGAAGCAAGAATTGGAACCGACGTAACCAGAGAAGAGCTACTTGAAATTGCTCCACATGCACGTACTGCTCCGCAGATTGTAATCAACAACAAGGTAATTGGTGGTTATGATGATTTAGTTAACTATATTGAAAATACAGGATGGAATGGCTCCGGATACTAATTAAGTAGTAACTTCGGAGGATACATGTTAGAACCAAACAAGACTTACTCATTGCGTCTTAGTGATAGCAGTGAAATTATTTGCAAGATTGTTAGCTCAGATAGCAACGAAACAATAATATCTCATCCATTTAGTTTAATTCCAACACAACAAGGTGTGCAACTTTTGCCTGCAATGATGAGTGCAGATGAGACAAAAAATGTGACCATAAATACAAATAACATTACAATGTACACCGAAACAAACAAAGATGTTATTGCAAGTTACATACAAGCAAGTACTGGTATAGTGACTGCACCAAAAGGAATATTAAAAGGATAAAAATGCCAGGAGCAGTAAGAATAGGTGACCCAAACTCAGGTGGTGGACTTGCAGTAGGTACTGGTGCAACATCTGTAATTATCAACGGCAGACCAGCATGCCTAATAGGAACCTCAGTAACTCCTCATCCGTGTTGCGGTGCTCCTGGGTGCGAAATTCATTGTGCGGCGAGCACAACTCTAGGATCGATGAGTGTACTTGCTGAAAATAAACCTATCAACTACGTAGGCTCTCCAGATACTTGTTTTCATACAAGAGCAACTGGTAGTACTGACGTTATAATCCCAAGAGGTTAGCATGGCTTGTGGTGGTGCAATTACCGCAACAGTTTTAACAGCTGGTGCTGGACTCGCAGGAAACGTTGGTGGCAATCCATTAGAATCAATCAGTGGAGCTCCACTTAATATCACCGATGCAACAACTGGACTGTCCGGTTCTCCAACCATGGCCGGTTTGACTAGTGTACAGAGTGCAGTTCAAGGTCTGCCTAATATGGCAGCTGTGACCAATACTGTATCAGGAATTACCAGTAGCCTACCTGCAAGTTATCAACAAAGTTTTAGCAACATGGCCAGTGGACTTGGCGATAATGTGTTTAGTGCAGGTTTTGATGTATTTTCAGGAGATGCACTAAGTGTCATGGGGGCTTCTAGTGGAATTACCAATGTACTTCCAACTGGATTAGAAAATGCCGCTAAAGTCATGGGTGGAAGTGTAAGTGCTGGAAATATAGTTGGCAATGCAAGCAAGTTTGGCAGTGTACTAGGAGCCGCTGAAGGCTTTGTAGGCAGTTCAAATCAAATGATCTCAGCGGCAACAAATGCTGCCAGCAGTTTTAGTGGCGGGACTTTTCCGGGTATGGATGCAATAAGCACCGGCGGACTTAGTGGAGTTACAAATGCACTACCAGATTTTGGAACCGATCTAGGAAAATTAGGAAGCACTGTTGATTTTAGTAGTATAGGCAATCTTGGATCACCAGGTCAACTTCTAAAAAATATGGATACTGCTGGTAATCTTGGACCAATGTATGACAAAGTAGCAGATATCAAGATTGATCCAAGAATAGCCGGAAGTTTAGGCGGATCACTCAGCACCGTTACAAATGCTATCGCAAACAAAACAGGCGGATTAACTGTTAAAGATCTTGGTATTAGTGCAAGTGATATTGCACAACTAGGACCCGCACTACCAAATAATGTACAAGGACAAATTTATGATGCATTTGGCGATCTATCAACCACAGAGGTTGCAGATGTAAAAGGTATACTGAAAAATACACAAACTGGCATAACAAATGGCGCAGATCTGATGAATCCACAGAAACTGTTTCCGACAAGTTCATCAACTCTTACTGCACCGTTGAGAACTGCCAGTGTTGGTGAAAGAGCAATTTATACCGCAAATGGCTCAGTCAATGAAGAATTTGCAAGTCTTGGAACCGCACTTGCTGGAGCATTACCAGAAGATCTTGCCGTTGCAAATGGAGCACTGGCAAGAAGTTTTGGACAGATAAAAGGAATTGAAAAAACAACTCCTGAAACTCTTACTGCGGCAGTGAACAGTTTAGAAACCAACAAAGATCTACCATTGGTACAAAACCAAACACAATATGTTTCAGACGATGTGGTAAATTATTGGAAAACCACTTATGGAACAGATAGTAATATACAATTAGCCACAGGGCCAAATGGAACTTTTAGTGTAAGTGATGTGATTGGATATGCCGCAGGATACAACAGCTTTGCTCCTCTACAACAGAATCAGATACTAATGCAGGAACTGATTGATAGTGGTGCAATGAATGTTTTCTATGCTGACAACGGATCATCTAGTTCTAATACTGGTATTTTAATTGTAATGGATTATTTTATTGCAGGAGCTTATGATCCAATTGCTCCTGCAACAGACTACATTATACCTGCTGGTGTTTACGGCGCAGGAACATATGCAACTCAAGAAGATTGTTGGAATGGTATAATAGCTGCCGCAAAACAATTGATGCAAGACTTTTATAATGCTCATTCTCAGGCACAAACAATACAAGCAAACTTTAAAAGATTACAAGAACAACAGGCTAGAGAAAAATTAATTCGTTCAAAAATTGATCTGGATCTTGATGTTGTACCTGCAAACACAAACAACGCAGTTCAATTGGCAGCAAATTTACCAAATTATGGTCTTGATACATCAGCTGGCGGTACTGCAGAATTGCTAGAACGTGTAATGAACTTTAGCAGTACAGGCGGACAAGCTAGTGTAGCGGCCATGCGAGAAGCAAGAAATATTGATAAATTAGCTGAAGCAAACATTGTACAAGATGGTCCTATTCCAACTACGCCACCAAGCAACCCAGGTTCGTTGCTAAGTGGAACATATACAGTTGCAGAAGCAGATGCAATTATAATTAGAAATTAGGTTGACAAACTTCCATTCTCGTTGTATATTAATAGTATGATATGTAACATTAATGGAGACATCACTCGTGCTAGATACAAACAAATATCAATCAGAAAATTATAATGGACTACAAGTGGCTTGCGATTGGATACAAGATCTCGAGGAAAATAACAGTCGCTTACACAAAGAAGGTGTAATTGAGAAAGCACTTGTGGCTGCAAGACTAGGCAGTTATAGTGCAGAATGCTTTTTATACAACTGTTATCTTGCATATAATCCATTTTTTACCTACAATATAAAACAGGTTACTGAAACTGAAGGATTAGAGTTCAAAGAAAATCCATGGGTGGCTTTTTGGGGTTTGTGCGAAAGTTTACGTACAAGAACTATTACTGGTAATGCAGCCAAAGAAGCAGTTGAACTGATGAGTCAAAAGTTTGACAGTGATCAATGGAACATGCTGGCTAGACGTGTGCTTATAAAAGATCTGCGTTGTGGTATTACATCTAAAACAATTAACAAGATTGTTGGAAACAGTGAATGGAAGATTCCTGTATTCGAAGTACAACTGGCAACAGATTCAAAAGGACATCCAAAAAAACTAGTTGGCGAAGTAATGATCGAGCCAAAACTAGACGGAGTGAGAACGATTGCTATTCTTACCAAAGACAATGTACAGTTGTTTAGTAGGAACGGAAAACTGTTCAACAACTTCCCACAAATTGAACAAGAACTTAAAAAGCTCTGTCCAACTACTACACAAAGAGGTGGTGTGGTAATTGATGGCGAGATCACAGGTAAAAGTTTTCAAGAACTTATGAGAGGTGCAACACGTAAAGACCATGTTGCTGCTGACAGTGTATTCAATGTTTTTGATATAATGAGTTTGGTAGAATTCAAACAAGGACACAGTAATAGAAGACAAATAGATAGATTACTAGCTCTTGAAAGTGTTGTAAACAGAGTACAGATGACAAATGTTGTTATGGTCAAAGGCAAACAACTAAATCTTGATAATGAAGAAGATCATAAGTTTATGGCACAGTATGCAAACGATTGTGTTGCTGAAGGCTATGAAGGTATTATGATTAAGAAACTTGATGCTCCGTATGAATGTAAACGTAGTACATTCTGGATGAAA